AATTGAAGATTTAAAACATTATAAACAAAATAAAAACAAATAAAAAATGGCTATTAGTTACACGTCGGTTGACATTAGAGGTAAGGCAGTTGAGCCTATCTTAGAAGAAGTATTATTCGCAAACAAAACTATCGCAGATGGTTATGTAACATTTGCAACGGATGTTAAAGCGGGTACAATTATAACAGAGGCTGGTGTTGATGTTACAGCACAATTATACACGGGTGCTGCGTTATCTAATTCAGGTTCAATGTCTATTACAGATAGAATCATTACACCAACTAAATTAGAGTATAAACAAACTTTCTTACAAGAATCATTAAGAGCTGGTCGTTTTGGTCGTTCAATGAATCCTGGAGCATTCAACATTGAGAGTTCTGAATTTGCAAGTACTGTATTAGCACAATACGCTCCTAACGTTTCACAAGACGGTGAATCAATCTTTTGGGGTGGTATTACAGCGGCTACAAAAACCGCTATTGCTGCATTAACACCAGGTGCTTCTCAAGGTTCTATGACTGCTGCTACTCAAACGGCTGTGGCTGCTTTGACTGCTGGATTAGTTGACGGTGTATTCTCAAAAGTTCTTTACGATAATTCAGCATTAGGTGGGTATATCAAAGTAACGGGAACAACAGTAACTGCTGCAAATGCAAGTGCTGAAATGGCAAAAATTTACGCTGCTATTCCTGCGGAGAATTTAGCAGATACAGTTTCACCAGTTTGTATTTACGCACCAAGAGCTTGGAAGCAATTATTTAGAATTGCTAACAACGCAACGGGAGCAGCACAACAAGTTAATTTCCAATTTGAATCAGGAGATAATAACTCAAGATGTTTCTACAACGGTGTTGAGGTTCTTTTCGTACCAACTCCAAACAACTTAATGGCTTATGCACAAAGAAAAGCAGCGGTTATTTGGTGTACAGATTTAGCAGATGACTACAACAGATTTGAGGTTGGTAAATTGGTTAACGACGGAGATACTCAATTCGTAAGAGCAATTTATACAATGGGTGTATTTGTAGGTCAAGCGACTAAAGGTGTTCTTTACGGAGGATAGTAATTAATTAAATTAATAATCTAAGGGGGTGGTGAGAAATACACTACCCCTTTTTTAATAAAAAAAACATTATGCCAATAACAATTGCTAACGGAAGAAAAGAACAAGATAAAGATTCAGTAGGTGGATTCAAAGCACTTTACTTTATCAATAATCAAATTGTAAAAAGTGATATTACTTATGATGCGACAAACACAGATGTAATTGATACAATTATAAATGTAGATACACTTTACAAATTTGAATTAAAGGGAGAAAATAGTTTTAATCAAAACATTATGGCGGACCCACTCGCTGGGACAACTTATTTTGAGCAAAATTTATCTATCAAATTAAAAAAACAAGATGCTGCAACTTCCAAGAATGTAAAATTACTTGCTTATTCTATGCCTCACTGCGTACTACAAGATTACAACGGGAAGTTTTATATTGCTGGTCTGTTGAATGGCTTAGATGTAACGGGTGGAGAAATTTCAGGCGGTGGAAAAATGGCTGACTTTAACGGTTATTCTTTAACTTTCAAAGGTCAAGAAGTTTGTTATGCTAATTTATTAGATGCTACAACAGAAGCGGCTATGTTAACATTGTTTACAAGTGCTACAATGGTTACAGTTTAATACTTACTACTACTACTTTAAAGGCTATCTTAATCGGTAGCCTTTTTTTTTGAATACAATTTATAAAATTATCGTTTAATCAATATGATAGTATTAACAACAGATTCGACAGCACAAACGTTTAATTTTGTCCCTAGAACGGAGGATGTAGATTTTGACGTTTTCCCAATTCAGGACGAGCAAACAAATGTTATATTTAATTTTAGGGTAAATACTTCTTACACAGATTATAATAAACTAGAATTAACAGATGAACAAACAAATACAAGTGTTACTTATAATGTATCTAGTTTTACTAGTTCTGAATACTATCATACAATTACACTTGCTTTTAGTGGATTGATTGAGGGACATACTTATGTAATGAGAATTTACAGAGATTCTAAAACAAATACTCGCTTTTTAGGTAAAGTTTTAGTTACGGACCAATCATTACCATATACGGTTAACGAGGGTATTTATAACAAGAGAGAAACGACAAATGATTTTATAATATATGAATAAAGTAATTGAGTTAAGTCAGTATACTACTCCCGTAATTACTGAACAAAGAAATGAGGGTTGGGTTGATTTTGGTCAGGGTAATAACCATTATAATTTTTTGATAGACCGATTTCAAAATTCGGCTACAAATAACGCAGTAATAAATAATATTTGCAAACTTATTTACGGTCGTGGAATTACAGCCTTAGATGCTTCGCAAAAACCAACGGATTACGCTAACTTTTTAAGTTTAGTTTCTAAGGACGATATTAAACGTATTATTAGTGATACTAAAATGTTAGGTCAAAGTGCTATTCAAGTTCATTACAACAAAGATAGAACGGTTAAGCAGTTTCTACATTTGCCCGTTAATTTAGTTCGTTCTGCAAAATGCAATGAAGATGGGGACGTGGTGGCTTATTACTATTCAGACAATTGGCAAAAAACTAGAGAGTACAAGCCAATTAGATTTGATGCTTTTGGAACTTCAAAAAGTGAAATTGAGATTTTAATGATTCAACCGTATAGTGCTGGCATGAAGTACTATTCATATGTTGATTATCAAGGTGCTTTGGATTATTGTTTATTAGAGGAGAAAGTTAGTGAATACCTTATAAATGAGGTTAGTAACTCCTTTGCCCCGACCAGTATTTTAAATTTTAATAATGGACAAGCGACCCCCGAACAAAAAAGACAAATATCGGACGATGTTACAAACAAGTTAACTGGTTCTACGGGTAAAAAAGTTATTATTTCATTTAACGATAACCCCGAAGCGAAAACTACTATTGATACTATTCAATTGCAAAAGGCTGCGGACCAATATCAATACTTAAGTGATGAAGCGAGAAACAAGATTTTAGTAGGTCATAACGTAACAAGTCCATTATTATTTGGTATTTCAACAAGTACAGGATTCAGCTCAAATGCAGACGAATTAAAGAATAGTGCTATACTATTTGATAATATGGTTATTAGACCATTTCAAGAATTGATTATAGATGCTTTTGATAAGATACTAGCGGTTAATGGAATTAGTTTAAAACTATACTTTAAAAAGTTAAATGTTTTAGATGAAGATGGAGAAATAAAACAAGCACCGCAACAAACTACTTTAAGTGCTGAGGTATTTGATTTTGAAAGTATAGGTGAAGAGATAAACGATGAATGGCTTTTAGTGGATTCAAGAAAAGTTGATTACGATGAAGAAATTACTTTAGACGAAGAAATTGAAAACTTAAAGCCTAAAAAATCATTCTTAGCAAAGTTAGTTAGCACGGGTATTGCAAGAGGTAACGCAAAGAGTGAACAAGATGGAAACATTTTTAAAACTCGTTATAGATATGCTGGTGATAAACCTGGTGAACGTTCTTTTTGTGTTAAAATGAGCCAACAAAAAAAAGTATATCGTAAAGAGGATATTGTTAATATGAGTAATTCTAACTTAGGGGATAGTTACACAAATAAAGATGGTAGAGTAATTGGATGGGGACCGAATGGAGCAATTACATTCGATAGATTTTTATTCAAAGGTGGAGGAAACTGTCATCATTACTGGGTTCGTGAAACTTATTTAAAGAAATCAGATGTAAATTCACCTTTAGCACAAACTTACACAGCTTCACAAAGTAGAAAGTTGGGAGAGATTGCACCCGTTAATGATTCGAGAGTTTACCAACGTCCTATTGATATGCCTAATAGAGGCTTTTTACCTAAATAATTTATAAAATGGCTGAAGTACTATTAATTTCAAACAAAGATTTAGTAAAGTTTACTGCTTTAAATGGGAATTTAGACCCCGACAAGACAGTTCATTTTATCAAGATTGCTCAAGATATTTACATTCAACAATATCTAGGTAGTAATTTGTTAAACAAGTTAAAAACAGATTACGCAAATAACACTTTAACGAGTAATTACAGCGATTTAATTACTAACTATGTAAAGCCTATGTTAATTCATTTCACTGCTGTTGAGATTTACC